CGCAAAAGTATAAATAAAATCCGAAGAATCTTACAAGATGGTCTTTTTTTAAATTTATTTAAACAATTTGCGACACGAGAAGTAAACCCCACGCATCGGTTTCAGCGATTTACGGGAACAAACCCCAAACAAAATGGCATACAGTACAGGATTATTGAGACACCGCATCAGGGTGCAGAACAGGACTGCATCGACGATGGGCAAGTTCGGACTGAAGGAGCCCGAATGGGTTGACAGCGGCTCATTGTGGGCCGACGTGAGTTATGTGAAGGGAAAGTCCGCCATGCGTGAAGGCGCCATTGACGTGTACGGCGTGGTGATGGTGCGCTGCAGGTACACCGACATCATCAACGTGCGCAGCAGGATCATCTACCAGGACCAGACCTATCAGCTTCTCGGTGAGACGCTGCATGTCGACAAGCAGGCGAACACCGTCCAGTTCAACGCACAGGTAATCATCAACACAGGCCGGAACCTGAGCTCATCGGATCTCGGGCCGACCGGCTACAGTGGAGAAATATAGAACAGAACTATGAAGGAAAACAAGAAACGTGAAGTGGCGATCGTCCACTACAACACCCCCGAACTTACGGAGGCTGCAATCCTCTCGCTGAGGAAACACGGAGGCATGGACTACCATGTCACCGTGCTCGACAATTCAGACAAGCGGCCCTTCAAACTCAATATGAAGGGCGTAACGGTCATTGACAACACCAATGGCCAGGTAATCAACTTCGATCAGGAGCTTGCACGCTTCCCGCACAAGTGCAACGCAACCACCAACGGGTGGGGGTCGGACAAGCACATGATGAGCGTGCAGAAGCTGTGGGACATCCTGCCTGACGGATTCCTCCTGCTCGACTCCGATGTCCTGATCAAGCAGAGCGTGGACTTCATGTTCATGGAGGACCAGGTGGCCGTCGGACATGTGCAGAACCCACAGCCGGGAAACCGGTACAAGCTGGCAAGGCTGGTGCCCATGGTATGCTACATCAACGTGCCGCTGTGCCGCAAGTACGGCCTGTCGTACTTCGATCCTGAACGAAGCTGGATGCTTCACAGCCATGATATGGCAGACCGCCTGAACTGGTACGACACAGGAGCCTCCTTCTACGAGGACATCCACAACCACAAGAACGGTGCGCGAGGCCGAAGGGCCGACATCCGTCCGCTGATGGAGCACTACCAGAAAGGATCTTGGCAGAAGAACGACCTGACGGGACAGGCCAAGTGGCTTTCACAGCACAAGAACCTCTGGGAGCCGACACCCAAGATGCGCGGTGAGAAGCGGATAGCCATCTGTGCCATCGGGCGCAACGAGAACCGCTACGCCGTTGAGTGGGTTGAGCATTACAAGAAGATCGGCGTGTCGAAGATCTTCGTCTATGACAACTATTTCGGGAACGAGACGCCTTTGGCAGAGACCCTGGAGAAGTATGTCAAGAGCGGATTCGTGGAGATCACGGACTGCCACGACAGGAAATACTACCAGGACCCTGCATACGAGGACTGCTACAGGAAGCACGGCAACGAGTATGCGTGGATCGGATTCCTCGACTTCGACGAGTACCTGAGATGGGAAGGCCGCAAGAAGATAGAGTCCATGTTCGCCGTATATCAGACGGGTGAATGCCTGCTGGTCAACTGGCGGCTGTTCACGGACAACGGCCTGGTCCATTACGACCCGCGTCCGCTGAAGGAGCGCTTCACGGAGGTCATGCCGCTTGACACCTGCGTGAAATACGACCACCCTGAGAACGACCATGTGAAGTGCTTTGTACGTGGCGGACTTGAAAACGTGCGTTTCCCCAGCCCGCACCATCCGTCACGGCTTTCGTGCATCAACACCCGCGGGGAGAAGGTGCCGCTCGGCGCATTCTGCCGGCCATTTGACCACAGCGTGATGCGTCTGGACCACTACTGGACGAAGAGCGCAGAGGAATGGATGAATACAAAGCTGACGCGCGGATTCGCCTCCGGACACACCTACATCGAGAAGTTCATGAGGGTGCAGGCAGACTACTTCTTCCGTGTGAACAAACGCACACCTGAGAAGGAGGCCATCATCTACGGTAAACCTACGACGGACAATTAAATGAAATAGAAAAAGGGCAAAGATATGAACATATTCACAAGAATGCTACCAACGGGAATGCTGCCGGTCAGCTCACGCGAGATCGGCAAGCCTGCACCGGCAGGAAGTACACCTTCACCATCAGGTGAGACCCCTGAGAGTAAGGGCGGATCGTTCGAGGAGCGCATCGTCCACGCCCGTGACACGCAGAAGGCGCTCACGGTATCAGCCGTACACCGTGCAATGGAGCTGAGGGCCAAGACCATCGGACAGATGCCGGTACAGTACCAGCGCAAGAACCCGAATGGGGAGAACTTCGTCGTCTGGATGAGCGGACTCGGTAAGAGAATCAACTATCTGCTTCAGGATGAGCCTAACCCGCTGATGAGCGGCCCGAGCCTGTGGGCACAGGTGACCATTGACCGCCTCATGCGTGGAAACGGCTTCGTCTATATCGAGCGTGACGTCTTCGGCGATCCTGTCAGAATGTGGGTGGCACAATGCGGCGGTTACGACTATATCAACAACACGTACAACATCACCTACTTCACCAACTACGGCATCATGGAGAAGGTGGACGTTCCTGCCCGTGACGTACTCCATTTCCCGAACACCTACCGCTATTACAACGGGTTCTGGGGAATATCGACGCTAAAGTATGCCGCGGAGACCCTCTCGATCATCAAGACGGAGAAGGCGCAGGCACTGGAGACCGCGGCTAAGGGAGGGCGCATGAAGCTCATCATCGGCGAGGAGAAGCCGACAAACGCACAGGGTACCGTCGCGTACGGTATGTTCGACAAGAAGCAGATGCAGCAATATGCAGACGAGATCAACAACCGGATCTATCAGAAGGACGTGATAGCCCTGCGCGGACTTGAGAAGGTGGAGAACATCTCCATGAGCGCCCAGGACATGCAGCTGCTTGAACAGCTGAACCTCGGACTGGACGACGTGGCCCGCTTCTGGGCATGTCCGCGTCCGCTTCTGATGCTCGACACGAACAGCCACTACAACGACTATTCGAATGCCACGATGGAGTTCATGAGCCGCACCATCGGACCTGACAAGACGGAGATGGAGAAGGAGATCGCCCGCAAGCTCCTCGGACGCGAATACTACGGCTTACGCCGCATACATATCTGTGAGAAGCCGCTGCTGGCCATGGACCAGGAGCGTCAGGCAAAGGTTGACAAGATGAACCTCGAGACCGGTGCCAAGACCGTCAATGAGATCCGTGCCGAGCATGACATGCCGGCAGTGGAGAACGGCGACGAGCCGATGGCATCCGCAAACCTGCTCACCCTGAAGGCGCTGCTGGCTAAGAGCGCGCCGGAACCAGGCAGACCGAATGGCAACCAAAACAATGAAGGCAATGAAGAAGAAGGCAACAAGTAAGGAGATCCGGGAGATCGAGCGCGAGATGCAGGAAAGACCTAAGATCCGCCGATCGGTAAACCCGAAACGTGATAATGTTGGATAAGTAGTAATCAATTAAAGGAATACAAAATGAAACAACTGAGATTCATACCGATTAGCGCTTGCGGACTTGGCATCCGTGAGAACGGCGACGGCGGAGAGAGTCGCACCATCGAAGGCACACCCATCGTCTTCGGCGTGCGGTCAGTCAACCTCACACCGTGGAGTGACACCCGCGAGGTCTATGAAGTGCTGGAGCCTGGCTGTATCGACCAGGATCTGTTGCAGCGGTCCGATGTGGTCCTGAACCTGAACCACTCGAACCTGGTGCCTGACGTCCTCGGACGTTTCCGCAACATGGAAAAGGACACCCTGTCTCTTGAACTTAACGAGAAGAACGTAGGCTGCCGTTGCGACCTGCCGAACACCGCCAACGCTGATGCAGCGCTGGAGCTGATGCGCCGCGGTGACATCACGGGTATGAGCTTTGCCTTCACGGATGACAACCAGGACAGCGAGAACGGCGTGTCCTATGAGCGCACCGAGGAGCGCACCGAGGACGGCAAGGAGGTTTGGCTGCGCCATGTAAAGCGCATCACAGGCCTGTATGACGTCTCCATCGTCACGCACCCTGCCTATGAGCAGACGTCCGTCGGCACCCGCGAGTCATCTGATGAGATCAACAATGCCATCGAGGAGCAGCTGAAGCGCGAGCAGGAGGCTGAGACACCCGAGCAGAAGAAGGCCCGCGAGGACCAGGAGCGTGAGGACCGCGAGCTGGATGAGCAGGCCGAGCGCGCACGCGAGATGACAGAGCACCGCCTGCAATCGCAGCGCCGCCGCATGAAAGAAAATGTGATCAACAAATTATAGTATTAACTTAAAATTTTAAGCAATGAAAAAGGATTTGACCTATTGCCAGACTCGTCATCACGAGATCATGGTTGAGCTCGACAAGATGGACGAGCTCAAGGAGAGAGAGAATCGCCCCTTCACCGAGGCGGAGGTAGGCAAGTATGAGGCCCTGATGCGTGAGGACACCCGTCTGAACGGAATCATGGAGAGTATGCTGACCGGCAAGAAGCTCGAGGAGTTCCGCGAGAAGAAGGCCAAGGGTGAGCAGCTGCGTGAGCTGTTCAAGAAGTGCCGCGAGGACAAGGTTGCCTTCAGTGAGAACATGCACGACCGTGCTGCAGCCAACAGTACAACCATCCTGCTGAACCCCGCAACAGGCAACACAACCGGCAACATCGAGGCATCGGGTGCCATCCCCATGACCATCCATGAGCTCATCGACACCAAGGTTCCAGGACTGGAGCTTCCAGGCGACCTGAAGATCCTGACCGGCGTTGAGGGCAACCAGGTATGGCCTTATGCCATCGACGATGTTGAGTTCACCATCGCTGGTGAGGTTGAGCCGATCGGCGAGCAGAAGATCAACTTCGACAAGCTGAACGCCAACCCAGAGCACGTTGCTGCCGCACTGGCTATCTCTAACAACGCGATCGACAATGCAGACTTCGATCTGTACAGCTTCGCTCAGTATAAGATGACCAAGGGCTTGGCAAAGTTCAAGGCTCTTTATACTTACAGCCACTGTAAGTATCAGCACAACCTGAAGCCAGTATTCTCTCTGGTAGATGTTGAGGAGATTACTCTTGACGAGAACTTCGGTAAGAACCTCGCCCTGAAGATCGCAGAGATGTGGGACAAGGGCTTCGAGGGCGATCCCTGGCTGACCTTCGACAAGACCATCGAGACCGAGATGATGTTCCAGCGTCGTCTGCCAGGTCAGATCGGCGACCGTACCGTCATCGAGGGTGGTAAGTGCCTTGGCCACAGCTACACCATCAGCCCGTACATCAACTATGCGCTCGACGGCGGGAATAAGCCTGCACCTGACGGAAACCACTACATCGGAATCGGTCACTGGGGCTACTGCGCCTTCCAGCAGCATGGGACGTTCAGAGCAACGGTTGATGCAACTTCTGCCGAAGTCGCAAAGCGTAATACAACCGTGCTGACCATCAACACGAACTTCTCGATTTCGGAACTCAGCCAGCGCGTTAACGGCAACACCAGCGGCAAGCCCCAGGCGTTCAAGCTGCTGAAGGTCGTCACTGACGTGAGCAACTCTGACATCTAAACTCTCGCGCGCATTTTCCTTCGAGCTTCATAGTTCGCCGGCGGGCGGCGGCGATTCAACAGCAACAGCCTGTCCTCCCGCCGGTTGGAAATGCGGAATTCCTGAATGAACAAACCGTATAACAATCGCACAGACAGATGAGCCTTGCAACAGACACGATATTCATCCGGGCACTTCAGTCCAACAGGAACCTGATGGCCCTGATCTCCGACGGAAGCGGACAGCCGCGCCTCTACGGCACGGCCATTCCCATGCCGGAGGAGGATGCCGACAATGTGCCCGCACCGTACATCATCGTCACCTTCGACGGACTGACCAACGACAACACCACGAAGGACGATCCCTACGAGGGCGACGAGGACAGCGTGAACATCGGCATCGAAGTGACGGCGAGGGACCTCGACGAGCTTCACGGCCTGACACAGATGGTACGCGACACCATACTCAGCTACATGCATGAGAACGAGACGGACGTGGACGACTACACCTTCAGTGCCCAGGCTATCATGTATGATGCCGACAAGCCGTGCTGGTTCCATGTGCTCAATTACCTTTGCGATACAAAACGAGACATACACGATGAAGATCAAGGGTCAGAACTTTAGACTGCTGAAGGGTGGCATCGCCTTCCCGGAGGCCACGAACTGCTCGATCACCCTGAACGGTAACACCGAGGACACGTCCACGAAGGACACGGAAGGCCTGTACGGTCAGAACACCGTGGTCTCCACCTCCTGGACCGCCCAGGTCGACACCTATCAGGGCACAGCCGCCGAGCTGCGTGCCGTCATCACGATGTTCAACGCTGCAGCAGCAGTAGGCATCGGATGGGACCAGACGGCAGGCGCACTGAACCGCGTCGCCCAGAACGCTTCGTTCAAGCGCAGCGGTCAGGCACTCCTCAATGATTTTACGATGAATTTCAACGACCGAGAGACGGTCGCAGTCACACTTCAATTCCAGGGAACAGGAGCCCTCAGCTAAAAGACTATGCAGAAAGGACAATACATCAGATTGCTGCTGGCCACGACGGCAGATCCTGAGACTCCGATTGCAGCCGCCAAGCAGATGGCCCTGCACGGATCGGCTCAGACGGAGGATTCTTCAACGAAGGATACGACCGGGGACGCCCTGGAGTACGAGATCACCGGCATGTCCTATGACATCACCGGCGGCGGACTTGTGCTGACGGACAACGACACGCTTCTCACCGGAGCGAAGAGCCTGAACGACCTGGAAAGCTGGGTCAAGGACCAGCTGCTCTACTGGAGCATCTGCGTCATGGAAGGCACCAACAACCGCACCGTCGTCGAGGAGATCGCCCACGGCACCGGCAAGCTCACGCAGCTGCAGATGCAGGGCCAGTCGAAGCAGAACGCGACCTACAACTACACGATCACCGGCCAGGGCGGCATCGTTGTCGGCACTGCACCCAGTGAGTCGGAAATCTAAACGGTACGCCCGCCACCATGCTTCTTGAGTCATAGTATGCATGAGGCGGGCGTGCTTTTTCATTTTAAACATCAGAACTATGAAGGAAAAGAAAATCACATTGTCGGGGAAGGAGTATCCCGTCGACTTCAACATGAAGACCATCCTCAACTTTGAGGAGATCTCAGGCACCACTTTCTTTGTGGAGACTTTCACGACTCTCAAGTCGCGCATCGCGCTTGTCATGGCATCCGTGCTGACGGCAGACGAGAATACGGACCTCACGCTCGAGGTGATGATGGGCGGGAAGGATGTCCAGGCCGTCAGGGACGTCATCCAGGCCTACCTGTCAGTCAATGCCATGGCCAGTAAGTTCTTCGAGATCCCTGAAGCCGAGAAGCAGAACCAGCCGGAACAGCCTGAAGACGCGGAAGCGGACGAGAAGCCAAAAAACTGAGAAACGCCCACGAGCTCTACCAGATAGTCGTGGGCGAGATCGGGATACCGAGGCGCGAGTTCCTATACGACCTGAAGTGGTGGGAGGTCAAGAGCATCATCAGGGGCTACCATGCCCGCCACCATGCAGGATGGGAGCAGGCGAGGCTCATTGCCTTCACCGTCTTCTGCACAGTTGCGAAAGACCCGCCGAAATTACCCGAGGACTGGATACGCTTCACATGGGAGAAGCAGTCGCTTCCGTCCGAGGACGACATCATGGACCTGAAGGCCGACATGGCCTCTTTCAAGAAGTAGGGGAAATTAGGGGAGATTTTCCACAAATTTCCCCTAATTGTTGTTTAGAAGGGAACCCGAACCGGTTCCCTTCTTTCATTTCCCCATCATCTTCACGATCCTGTCGAAGTCATCATGGATGTCTGCAGCCACGATCTTTGCGTACCGCTGCGTCTGCGTGATGTTCGTGTGCCCGAGCATGCGGGAGACGTGCTCGATGGGTACCCCATGCCTGAGCATGAAGGTCGCAAACGTATGCCGCGCCATGTGCGAGTGCAGCGGACGCTCGATGCCGCATGCCATCCCGAGGGCCTTCAGGCAGAGGTTGTAGTCCGAGTTGTCGATCCTCGGCACCTTCCATCCGTACCGCTCCAGGATCTCCACGACAGGCGGCAGCAGCTGCGAGACATACGCCACGCCAGTCTTGATCCTCTCACCGACATTCCGCCACACGCCGTCTGTCAGCTTATAGTCCGAGATATCGAAGTTCTGCATGTCGGAGTAGGAGAGGCCCGTGTACATCTGCAGAACGAACATGTCACGAGCCACGGCCATCCTGGTGCCCGCTACGGGCCGGAGGCTCTCGAAGGCCTTCATCTCATCGTCCGTCAGGAAGTCCACCCGCTCCCTGTCGCCGCGTCGGAACTTCCCGCGAAGGCGGTCGTAAGGGTTCTGACGCAGCCTGTCGAACAGTACCGCCCTGTTGAGAATGGCCTTCAGGCACTTATGGTAGTTGTAGACGGCTGCGTCGCTGATGGGCTCCTCAGACTGCGGCATGGTGAGCCGGTGGAGGTATGCGTCCCATGCGTAGATGTTCTCCACGGTGATGTCCTGCCAGCGGCGGATCACGTTGAAGTCCGTGAGCCTGGCGATCATGGTGCGGTAGTGCTTGAGCGTTCCTTCCGCATGCGTCATCCGCTCCACCTGGTCGCGGCACCACTCCAGGAAGCTGGTGCTCGACTCGTCGGCGACCATGGCCCATGCGCGGCGCTTGACGTCCGCCACGTCAATGCCGGTCCCGTCCTCCATGGCCCTGTTGATCTCCGCCTCTATCCTGCGGTAAAGTATGTCCAGGCGCGCGCGCAGCGTGTCCGCGTCAGGACGGTTCACGATGGTGCCGGCCTTCCACTCCGTCTTGCGTACCTTTATTCCCGTGTTGATGTAATACGGTTTTCGATCCACGGTCACGCGGACCTCCAGCGGGCCTTCCATGCCCGGCTTTGTCCTTCCGCGGTGATCCCAGACGATTGATGTTGTAATCATATCCTTAAAGTTTTAGGCGGCCTTGTTTCCCCCTGCCGTCACCCATGTGGGAAACGCCTGGCAGGAAATACAGCCGAAATATACCGATTTTTACCTGTTTTGCATTTTCCGTTTACCCAGATTCAAAGTTTTCAACCCCTCTGTAGTGGCGGGGACCGCGATTTCAGACGGTAACCCCAAATCCAAACCTGTGATCCGTTTGGGGCACTAACGGAATTCACAGGGTTTCTATCTATAAATAACGGTTTTCTCATCTTCCAAATACACTAATGGGGAAACACATTGACGAAGAACACAAATACAATCACACCTCTTTCTTCGAAGACTCCACAAGAAATTCTGAATACTCTTTTTTTGCTGCTCTAAGATCTTCAACCTGCTGTCTTAGATCTTCAACCTGCTGTCTTAGATCCGCAACACGCCCACGCAACTCCGCGATAATTTCATCTTTAGCAGCGAGTGCTACCTTAATCGACACCACATCATCATGTTCTGGAAAATCTTCTACCACATCGCCTGCTAACATATGGAAAGCATCTTCACCTCGCAACCACTGAAGATTAAAGATACAACCTGATGCGGTCTGTAACTTTGTGATAATATCCTCAGTTACCTCACATCTATCTTTTAGTATGCGCGTAATGGTGTCTTCACTTACACCCATCATCTCTGCCAGTCGTTTTTGAGTTTTGATCCCCTTTTCTCTTTTAAGATAATCAAACGCAGCCGCAAAAATATTATTCCTTAACCGCATAAAACCATACCATTTTGTTAAAACATTCTAAAAAACCGCATAAAACCGCACCAATCTTATGGTGGTTCAAAATCTTTTTTTAATTTTGCACCCAAATTAAGTAAGTTAATAATTGGGTACGAGATTAGCCGTATGACGGTTTCCCGCCATTTGCCAAAGCGATAGAGTGCAAATATACGGCTTTCTCCCCAATTTATCAACGAAATGAGCAATTTATTAAGAAAGATTAAGTAATGATGCAAGAAAAGGTAACAAGACAAGAATTGAGAGAGATGCGCGTCGGACAGACACGTATCATTACTCTGACAGACCCGAAGAAGGTGTCTGCTGCCCGCGTGACATGCACCCAGCTGAAGAAGGAAGAGAAGCTCGAGTTCCTGGTGAAACAGGATTTTGAGTCTAACTCAGTAAGCATAACCAGAACGAAGTAGTATGGACAGAATTCTGAGAGCCGAGATAGTTGCAGAGGTCAAACGGTCTATGACTGAGATCCTCGAAGTTGCAAACGAGCAATGGATCACGGGCGAAGAGCTGTGCAAGCGCTTCCAGATGTTCAGCCCTGGCTGGTTGAAAGCATACGGTGATCGTCTGCCACGGCAGCGTGCCGAGGTGCACGACGATGGTATGAAGGCTTCAAGATGGGCCTATCCGATGCACAAGATCGCCCGCATGATCCAAAATGGAACAATCAAAGAACTGTAAATTTCATATTCATTTAGATTCACAAGTTTGAACGTTTTTGCCATCAGCGGATGGACTACCATTTGATTTTTGATTAAACAAAGTAAAATTCTATTTTGGTATTATCCTCCACCTGCCTACTGTGAAGTCCGCAGGATTTGGAAATGGCTATTTTTTTAATTTCATTCTATTAAAATTTCGATCTTCCATGCCAGCTGTGAAGTTCGCATGGTTTTACGAAGAAACTACGAAATCAATCATCAGGATATTCGGGGAAGTAGCTATAAGAGGGTAGTCCCTCACTGGTTAGAGCAACGTCGTGGACGTTAGGTTGTCGGTTCGAGTCCGGCTTTCCCCACAAACGCCGAGGGTCGTGCAGCGTGCAAACCCAGTAAGTAGGCAGCATCATTTGTTGAGATCACGGAGGACTGTAAGCAGCCAGGGCGCAAGCCTGTACGTTACAGGAATCGAAACGGCATCGAAAGAGACCGACAAGCTGAAGGAGTGGAAAGAGACGGTATCCAACCCGTAAGTACAGCCGGAGGCGACAAGGTAAGTTCCGAATCTGCAAGACCAGCGATGGGCAGATAGGTAGTAGTGTAAGGCCGAGGGAAGAGTGGGAGAGAATGAAAGCCGAATGAGCCGCAGGAATGCGGATATTAAACAGAACGAAACAGATGGAGCGAGGTTCGCTATATGTCATCAGCGAATAACCAAGTATCTTAGGCAGGGTTTGGCACCTGCATGAGCCTCGATCCTGATAAAACATATATGGTCTGTCGTGTAGTTCAGATGGTCAACGAGGCTCACTTGTAGGATTCGTCCTACATACTGAGAGAGGTCGGCGGTTCGAGTCCGCCCACGGCAACAAGAATAACTCTAAAACTTCAGAATCATGAAACAGAATCAGACTATTGACAATCAGGAGGTAAAGTACATCCTGCGTCAGATCGGTTTTGGTGCCATTCTTGGTACCGCATTTTTGTGTGTGGTCTATTTCGGTGGCCTCCTGGCCCAGTGTGTGAGTCATTTTTAAACAATCAATAGAATCATGGAGCAAATTATTAAATTAACAGGCCGCATCGCCGAAGTGATGCCCCTGCAGAGTGGCGTAAGCCAGCGAACAGGCAACCAGTGGAAGTCTCAGGAATATCTCTTTGAATATTTCGCCTGGGGTGGTGCCATGTATGCGAACAGGATCGTCTGTCGTGTATTCGGCGAGGACAAGATCGCCAAGTTCGGACTGAAGGAAAAAGAAGAAAACGTGACGATCACTCTAAGCATCAACGCTTCGAAGTCACAGGACGGTTCACGCTGGTTTAATGAGATCAACATTACCAACGTAGAGCGCCAGGGACAGCAGAATCAGACCCCACAAGCCGCGAACAATCAGCAGGCGAACAATCAGCCACAGCAGCAACAACAACCCGCCACAGGCGACCAAAATCAGGAAGGAGGACAAGATGACGAAGATCTCCCATTCTGATAAATACTTCCCGCCGACCCGTCCGACAGGATGGCTGCAGAGAGAGAAGCAGATGCCGAATGTGCGCCACCATCAGCAGTTTATTCGGAGGAATGCTAAATGAAACTCACAATTTCAAAAGAGCTCTATCATCGCCTGTCAGCTTCCGCCTCACTGATGAAGACCATTACAGGTGTAGCTAATAATTGCGCCATCAACATCTTGTATGAGTGCTTTGGCGAGATTAGCGGAAAAGCCTGTGACAGAAACGGAAACCGCAAGAAGGCGCATCCAAGATACTGCCATGATGTGAAGCATGCCTTCAAGCATGTGATGAAGGAGATAGCCGACTATGAGTCTGCACTGCTCCATGCAGAGCGTAACAGATTCTTCCATGTGGATGATCTCTCGCCGCAATACCGTAAGATCTACGGCGATATATCCGACCGTGAATATTTCGAGTTCTGGAAGGGAACAGCCGCAAGCGCACATGCCTCAAGCCGTCCGCTGGTGACAAGCCTTTGGAATAAGTACAGGCTATCGATGATGGGGCACGGAATCTCCCATGCAGACATCACAGCCTGGGGCATGGTAGGCGTGACATGTCTGCAGATCGCTATCCTGCTTTATGACAATGCGATCGCTGACGCCATCGAAAACCTATCGTATGATCTCAGGGAGGCCAAGACCCGTGAGCTATTTGCAGGATTCAGCCTCAGACGTGTTCTTGCTGCATGGAAGAAGGCCGTGAGCCTGATGGAGCCTAATATGTTCTATAAACTCGACCCAATTGAGGATCGCAATATAGAGCACGGCATCCGACAAATCGCGGAGACATGGATTAACCCAGACTTCATCTATGACTCATTATCCGAAGGTGTTCAGGACTTCGATGACGTATTTCGCACAAAGGGAGAAATGAAGAAGGCCCTGCGTAATATCGCAGAGATACGTGAAGAAGTATATCACAACCTCGAAAATACAAATTAGAACTATGGAAGAAGGAAATATCAATCTACCTCAGACAGCGACGGCTGAAGAACTCGCCATACAAGAGCTCAGGCCGTATCTACTTGATGCGCGTGAGAACTATCCTGAGCCATATTATATGTTAGAGTACAACGGCGTTCCATTCTCTGCGATCGGCGGCATCCAGGCCATCACTGGTCAGAAGAAGAACGGAAAGACATTCGTTCTATCAATGATGATGGCCACTGTACTTGCACCTGATGCGCCAAGGGTACACGAGAACCTTCCAGGGCTGACCATCCCACAGCGCACCCTCGAATACCTTGGTCATCTGCCAAAGGTGCTCTATGTGGACACAGAGATGGAGAAGCTGAACTCTGCTAAGGTACTCAGGAGAGTTCTATGGCTGATAGGACACGAAATGGACCAGCCGCACGAACGGCTTTACATTCTCTGTCTGCGTACCATCGAAGCCACTGAGACTGAGCCTGCATTCCTGAGGCGAAAACGACTGATCAAGTTAGCTATCGACACCTTTAAGCCTGACATCGTTTTCATCGATGGTGTACGAGACATCATCGGAAACTTCAACGACAACGAGGAATCCAGTGCGCTGGTGCAAGAACTGATGGCAGAAGCAGAGAAACGCGGAATTTGTATCTGGAGCGTGCTTCACCTGAATCCTCGACCTGGAAACGATGACGAAAGCAAGATGAGAGGTCATCTTGGTACCGAGCTCGGCAACAAGGTGACTGACACCCTGGCAAGCCACAAGGATAAGAAAGGCGGGAAAATCATATTCACCGTGAAGCAGCTGGACGCCCGAGGCAAAGATCTCGACGAGTTCACCTTTGAAGTGACGGATCAGGCCGGTTTCCTTGGCATCCCAAGGATCGTCGGGAACGATTACAAGCCAAAGGAAGAGAAGACCGTCGAGCCTGACAGTCGAGAGAATATCCTGAAGTGGATCAACGAAGGAATGAGCCGTTACGAATGGCCACTGAGTCGAAAAGACATCAAGGCAACCATATTCGGTGAGATCGGAGGTATCACCAATAAGGATAAACAGCAGGCAGATCTGATGGCAGCTATCAACTATGGATTCCTCGAGGAAACCACGCTGAAGAAAAATGGCTACCCAATGCTTAGACCAGTCGATGATTTACCCTTCTAAACGGTGACCCAAAAACGGTGACCCAATTCTAAATGTGTCCCTAAAGGGACACAGAACGGTGACCCAAATTGGCGTGAGGTCACTTGACCCTGCCCGCTGGATGAGGGCGGGCGTAGGTCACGGGACACATACACGCGCCACGCGCACACATGCGTTATGGCTTTTCAATGAATTATTTAACAGCATACCATGGCTAAGATAAGACAAGATGTTATAAACAAGATCCTCGATACGGCCAAGATCGAGGAGGTGGTGATGGAGTGCCTTGGCGAATACGGCCCTCAGAACCGCTCTGGCCTGAAGAAGTTCGGTGTCCGCTACAAGTCGCTCTGCCCATTCCACAACGACCATTCCATCGGATCGTTTATAGTTCACCCGAGCACGAATACATATAGGTGCTTCAGCTGTGAGCACAAAGGCGGGCCCGTGGACTTCCTGATGGAGTATGAGCACCTGTCCTACCCTGATGCGATCAGATGGCTGGGGAAGAAGTACAACATCGATGTTGATAACGTACCTGTGGACTGGCATTATACGCCACGGCCAGCGCCACCACCGCTTGAACTGCTGAAGTTGCCCATGTGGATGGTGAACCGTACACTGGATCTGACAGGCGACCCGCTGGTGGAGTGGATCAGGACAGCCATCAAGTGGGACAGCGTGAGCCGCGCCAGGATCGATGAGATGCTGACGGCCTACTATATTGGCCATGGACGATACGGACACACCATATTCTGGCAGATCGACGAGAAAGGACAAGTCAGGACAGCCAAGATGATGAAGTATTATCCAGTAGACCATCCCAAGGCGGGACACCGTGACAGGGAATCTGAATGGAATTATGACTGGGTGCACTCAATCCTATGTCGTGTGAAGAATGATGGTGACCCCTGGCCATATCCACACCTCTACAATCCGGACACCCAGGAACATGAGCTGACATTCTTCGGCATGCACCTATTGGACGTCTATCCAAAAGGTGCATGCCGAAGAATGTCAGCTCATG